GGTTACCAATATATTAAAGTATGGTACAAAACTTCGTGTAGAAGGATTTAAAACAGAAGAAGAAGAAGAAGAAGAGGAAGAAGACGAAGAAGACGGAGAAGACGGAGAAGACGGAGAAGAAGAAGAGGAAGGAGAAGAAACAGATAAAGAAGGAGAAGAAACGGAAACAACAACAGAGATGTTCACGAAAAAGCGCAAGTAATAATTATGTGATATTATTGTAGATTATACGAATGTACAATAATTATGTGTTGTTTTTGATTGGACTGTTTGTGTTTACGATATTGATCCAATACCTAGATAAACAAATTGAACAAAAACAAGAACAAGAACAAGAACAAAAACAAGAACAAGAACAAAAACAAGAACAAGAACAAAAAGAAGGGTTTAGAAGAAAAAGATTCAGACCAGGAAAAGCATTAAAAAAAGCTGGTAGAGGCATAAAAAATGTTGCAACATCTCCAGCGGGTATTGCCGTATTAAGTATTGGTGCAGGGTTATTGTGCGGTCCTGTATGTGCCGCTGCAGTTGCTGGTGGGTTGGGTGGTAACATAGCAGCCATTAAAGCAGAAAATAAAAGGAAGAAAAAACGATACAAACGTGATCGCAACAGAGAACACAAAAGAAGATGTCGTGTTCTTACTGGGAGAGAAAATCCTCATTACAATGGAAAGTCACGACATTTTGATGGAAAAGAATCCATTCTGAATCCATGCAAAGAATTTAGAAGGAAAAGATGTGCCACCACAGAATCAGCCCGATGTAACTATTTAAATACTCAGTGCCGACTCGCAAGAAGTTGTACATTTTATGATAGCCATCTAATCGATCAAGGTCAAAGCGGCGGTATCGAAGAAAGTAACGTTTAATAAATCTATGTCTATTATAAGAAATATATCATGGTAAAATTATTTGGAAAGAAAGATCCCGCATCAGCAGCAGTGGACAAAATCGTAAAACCAGTAATGACTATTTATAACAATGTAATATGTGCAGTGAAGTTGATTAGTCGCGCGCAAAAATGCATGGTATACTATTTATTGGATATGATTGGATACATATTATATTTTCCCTTCATGATTTTTTTCTGGATGTTTGCATTACAATCAATTGAACGTGAAATATTCAAAGGACTAGATACAATTGATAGTACCGTACATGGTGCATTTGGCTTTCATATCTTTCGATATCCAAATTCACTTATGAATGACTGTTATCGGTGTAAAAATAAGAAAGAATCAAAGGGCGAAAGTTGGTTGGACAAATATTTAGCACAATCAGGCGAGGCAGAACATCGTATTACCTTTTTTGAAGTCATGTTTTTCTTTTGTATGATGGGGTTCTTCGGTTATTGTGGTTATTATTATTTCAATATCAAGAAATCCGCGTAAATATACCGAGTAACATACAAAATATCTCTTTGTATGTTAAGTTAACGTAAGATAATGGCAAAGTTCTTTACTTCTCGTGTAAATGCATTGAAACAAGAAGCAAGAGATATCCGAAATATGATAAACGGAGAATCGACACATGCATTCCCAATGGTATTGTTGACCATGATTTGTATTGCATTCGTACTTGTCTCTTTATACATATACTTCAATGTGATTCGAAGCAAGAACGCATAACAACAACAACACAACAACACAACAAAACACAACAACACAACAAAACACAACAAAACATATAAGTAATATATACCCATGGCGAAAAAATGTATACCCGGGATTATTTGTATTGAAAACATGACCTTATTCACGATGATCATTTTAGGAATGATTGTATTGTATTTGTGGATGCAAGTCTCTAATTTAGGAAAACAAGTCCAGATCAATCACACACATGAGACACAACCAAGTCTACGACGAAGTTCATCTGTAATTGTTACACCCACATTTGCTTCGCATGAAATACCATTAAACGATATTCGCGGGGACGTTGGAAGATGTGGGACAGATGGAAAAACAGTCGGCGATCCTCTAACGAATCCTTATGTGCCTCCTATTCGGTGTGATGCAGGAAGTCTCACCACCCCACATATTGCAATTCCTGTGATTGACGGGAAAGTCCCAATCAATGTTCCCACACAAAGATATAACACCCAATATAGTCAAGTCGGAATTTTGACGAAACAGAATGGTGGCAATCCAGATATTCTCCCTCTCATGGGGCGACAACTCATTACGTCTAGATCGAATTGGCAATATTATACTGTGTCCGGTGGAGGTCCAGGTGGAAATTTACAAACCAAATTACCTGTGCGTGTAAAAGGCAAAAGTTGCAGTGGAGAATATGGGTGTGATGAAATCTACAACAACGACGAAGTATATGTAGAAGGATTCCAAGAAAGGTTCGTGGCCACTATTTATGAAAGTGGGCTTTTTTCGTATTTGCCTTATTGATCGAGACGCAATATATATTTAGAAAAAACTATACTGAATATATATATCCATGGTCGAAGATAAAAAACAAATACAAATACAAAAAGAAGGATTTGAGACATATGTTGCAGAAGACAAGAATCAGATACACCGTAAAGAGGATGAGAAATACCGTGAAGGGTTTGAGACTACATACCAAGAATGTGTTCCACTTACCACAGAAGAAGGCGAAGACATACAAGAATTCTCTGTTACTAGAGCATTGGATGCATCGATTGTAGAAGATGCACAGTCTATGTTTATGTATTGGCTCATTTTCCTAGTTTGTGGTGTATTTTGTAGTACCGTTTTCCCAGTCCTTACAATATATGCGGTGAAACAAGATTTCAAAGATCGCGGAATGTTTTTCCGGTTGTTTCTGACCATCACATACATTGCTATTTTTGTCGCTTCTTTTTACTTTTTGTCGAACATTACCGGGAATACGAAACTATTGAAAAAAGTCGGATTAAAAGTACAAAAACAAACCAAAATCATGCTGGGTATGTTTTTAATGGCATCTGCATTCTTCATTTATGCATCGGTTACTTTTTCCAAAGTATCCGGTTTGTATATTTCTGAAGACCTGAATTTCGCGGAATATTTCAACTGTGATAGCGCGTTTACTTATATTGATATTTTTGGACTTCTACTCGATTCAACCGATGCAAATGTAGCCGAACAAACCGATGCAGAATAATTTAAAAAAAACGTTTCACTTCAAAACCGTGTAAAAACATGTATGTATACGTCATTTTTTTACACCAAAGACCCACCTTGTATTTTGTCAGATACTGGTTTGTAATCACTTTCCATGATTGTGATCGGGTTTCCTTTTCCGACCGGTGCCATTGTATCGATCACCTGTTCTTCTAAACTCTTTTCAGCAGGAGGATTCATTTTCTTCAATTCGGCGTTTTTACGCGATTGGGATTGTGGAGCAGGGTAAGCCTGCATAGACACTTCACCAGAAGGCAATGCAGCACTCCTTCGTAACAGTTCATATGCGACAAATATACCTACAAATCCTAAAACGGGCGTGGTATACAACAACAAATAGACCGCGAAAAAGAAAACGATGGCTAAACCAAAGGAACTATTTACCATCGGAATCATCCATGATGGGGTGGAAACTGGAAACAGAATATACAGAACAAATAATCCGAATAATACAAGTTCTTGTGGAGGAATGGATCGTATGAATTGATCAAATTTCATTGTTATATATTTTGCATGTATAATAATTTCCTGATATATTTTCTACTTCTTATTATATCCTAAATCCCATGAGATTTAAGCAAGAATACACTTTTGATCAACGAAAAGTAGAGGCATATAGAGTATTAGCAAAATACCCAGACAGAATTCCTATCATATGCGAAAGAAACCAAGTTGCAAATGTAGAAGAGATCGACAAAAAGAAATATTTAGTACCGGTTGATTTAACATGTGGTCAATTTGTATATGTTATACGAAAACGGCTTTGTCTACCAGCAGAGAAAGCGATTTTCCTATTTGTAAATGGCATAATCCCAAGCTCCAGTCAATCATTGAGTGTATTGTATTTGGAACATAAAGATTTAGATGGGTTTATGTATATCACGTATTCCGACGAGAATGTTTTTGGATGATATATATATACATATATATACATGAGTTCTTATCAGTTTTCGCCACAACAATTTATTTGTACAAAGACACCGGAAGAAATGGAAGATTGGGTGAACCGGCACGGAAAAAGTCAGGCCGATGAAGCCGGTGTAATGAAATACGAGGATTATCCGGAAATACAAAAAAATTGCATATACAATCAAAAGTATAGTACTCTGGCAGCACAAGAAAAAATGTATGAGGACACCAAAGCATCGTATGACAAAACATGGAGACAAACCGCAAATTTAAGTTTAGGTATTTGTATTCTTTTAGTTGGGATTTACTACCAAAATTAATCTATAAATCTCTTATATAGATTATGTCGTTTCATGCTCATAACGAAGAACCAAATATGAAACTAGACGATTTTGCCAAATCATATAAAAGTCTATTACAAGCTGGTATTCATGGTACATTATTGGCTAAATGTATGAATGATTACCAGTATGGGCAAATAGGGTTAAGCGATCCATGTTTTAAAATAGGTTCTAGTCCGAAACATGAAATCCAGGACAAAGATGGGAATCAAGTCACAATGACTTACAACGGTAACACTATCACTTGGGCAGATTTATCATCATCATATGGCGTTGGAACAACTCCTCCGTTCGATATTTCATTTGGAAAGATTGTTGCAGAAGGAAATTTCGCCAGTTACAACGCAGACCCGAATTCTTTCATGGATGATTGGAAAGACTTTCGTACTTCTTTGGGAGATATAGGAAAAAATGCCGGTGGGTCGTTTAGTCTAACAAGCGATAAACTTATACATTTTGACAACGTATTTGAACAGTCTATTCGAGACAAATACAAAGAAAACGCGAAGAAAAGAAACAATTTAGACAACAAAATGAGGGAATTGTATGGTGAAAAAGGAGATCCAGATCTGAATTTAGACGCCTCTGTATATTCGACGATGTTGTTTACAATTATGACCACATCTTTGTTGTATTACCTGTTTATTAAAATATAAGATATGTATATATTAACACAACACGAAAGCAATGGAAGGATATTCAAGTGCCGTGTTTTCAAATACATTTGAAAATAATTTTAGTGAATATACAGTGGAGGGATTTCAAACACAACCACCTACTGATGCAGAGCAATATAACATGTTGAATGATTTAGTAGGAAAATATCAGAGTATCAGTGGTGATTTAGTCGATTATAATGAGTTAAAAGACGAACTAATAACTGGCATTAAAACCTCGGATGGTTCAAAAGTTGACAGACGTTTAAATGAATACAATGACTATGATGGGACGAAATTAGACATTGAAAAAATACCTACTGTCAAAGATGCAGCAAAAGAAGATATAGATACGATGATCGTGCAACAAAACAATACTTATATTTTAGGGATGGTGACTGTAACCACTTTGTTAATCACCTCGTTTTTATTCATACGCGGATAAGTTATAATATATAGATTATATATATTATGTCAGAATACAATGTTATTTCCAATAGAGAGTCAACTCATTTGCAGGGTTTACAACAAAAAGGAATCCATATTATCAAAGCGGAAAAGGAACGTTTAGAACGGAAAAAAGATAATATTGTCTCGCGTGCGAACAATGCGGAGCGTATGATTTTGTTGAATCAGACATACCAATTGAAACAAAAACAGTACTTGATATTGATTATGATCTTTGTGGTCACACTTGCGATATGTGCATTGATCATTTTTATGCAAGAAAGATTGGGCGTCAAGAAAACCACTTTAGACATGTTGATGATTGCGGTGGTTGTCATTGGATTCATTTCTGCGTACTTTACTTATAATGACATACTCAGTCGCGACAAGATCAACTTCAACAAACTCAGTATGGACCATGTAGATATCTTATCACCGGCCAAATTAGAAGAAAGGGTTCAGGAAATGAAAAAAGAAGGGAAAATCACCAATGCAAATGCAGGAACATGCTATGGACCTTCGTGTTGTAATCATAAAGACCATGCTGCATATAACGGACAATCTAATAATCCAAAGACAGGAACATATTGGGATGGAACAAAATGCATAATTCCATCACCGTAAAAATATATCATCCTATATAAAATGACGCAAACCGGTGTTTTACCAGATAATGATTATGATGAGACCAATAATCCAATAACAGTAGCTCCAGATAATCTAGCATACAACGTTTACGACGAAGTCTCGGGTGGTGTTGAAAACATCTTAACAGAAGAAAGAGATAGACTTGAACTGAAAGAAGAAAAAATCAACAAACTTTACGAGACACATACACGTAAAAAACACTTCAAAAACAGTATTGCAAAACGGAATAATGCATACTGGAGAATGTTCATGGTTTTATTGCTTTTAGCCATTATTGCCGTTTTGTTGTACATGTTTAGAAAACACTTTCCATTAGTTCCATCTTGGGTGATGGATTTAGTCCTAATAGCGGTTGTTGCTGGTGGTTTTATTTACATGTTTACTATGTATGAGGATATCTTGAAACGCGATATGACTGATTTTGACAAACTAGATCCATATTCACCAGTTATGTTACGAGACAAACAAATAAAGAAAGCGGAAGATCTTTTAGAAAAAGGGAAAATATCTGCATCCATCGCTGCAAAAGCGAAGCCAGAAGATTGTCAAGGTGAGTCTTGTTGTACGTCAGGAACATATTTCACAGGCGGAGTATGCACAGAATCATTTACTACCAGCTCTCTCGGGTATTCTACATACTGAAAACCCCACTTCTAGTAATATCTCAAACAAAAATATTATTTATATACGTATATATTAATAATGGGGTTTTTAAAAAAACGAGCGAGTAGATTTCGAAGTCTTAAAAATAAAATAGATGAATTAAAATTGAGAGCTAGTGCATGTAGTAGTGGAGGTGGCGGTGGTCCTACACGTACTAGTACTGGTGGTCCTACAACTACTGTTACTGGTTATCCTCCTCCTCTTGGGAGTGGGGGCAATGAATATCAAGTCTACCAAGACGTGGGAACTGAACAAACACAATTAAACGAGCTTGAAAAGTCACTTACTAAAGAACGATTGGATGAATTGGAATCAAAAGCGAGACTACAAAACGCAGAACTGGCAAAAGCGTTTTCTACAAAATCAAGTAAATCATTGTATCAGACTGAACAAATTTCGTCGTTAAATTGGTCCGTATATTATTTGATCTGGACATACGCTGTAATTGCGGTCATATTTCTAGGGTTTCTGTTTGCTGGTCCGAAATCGAAAAAAATATCCATTTATATCAAAATCCTGGCTACTATATTGTTGCTATTGTACCCTTATTACATTACGACTTTACAAGATTGGATATACGATTTTTCTCGGTTTGGATCGAATATATTGTATGGAAATGTGTATTTACAATCAGAATACTAAGTGTAGGTTGTAGGTGGTAGGTTGTAGATTGTAGGGTGTAGATCAGATCACCAAAAATAGTAAAATACATAAAAAAGGTTGTTATGTATTTTATGTTACACGATTACTCGTTACGTACACTTGAATCGCTAATAGTTGTCTCGTCATCAGAGACATTTCTGAAACTATTTGTATATCCTCCTGTATCATAGAGAATAGATACCCCTTTCCATCCAGTGACCGTGTCCTTCACGTTTTTCATCGCAATGTAGTGCTTGTCCATGTATGCCAATAACTCCTTGTTTTTGTTTATCTTGTTTTGGTAAATCTCTTTGTACCAGTCATTGAAAGCAGTGATCAACTCTGTTTTTCCAACAACTCCATTCTCTGTGGGGATTAGCTTGCTAGATACGTATTCTGCTACCTTGTCCTCTTGGTGACGGTATGCCTCGCGTTCTGCTTTCACAATCGCACACTCTTTCGCAATTCCCTTCGTCTTGAATGCACGTTCGATCAACATCGACATGAAAATGGGCGCCCATGTCTCAAACTTGTCCTCAAAACTAGCCACTTTCTTGAACTGATAGGGTTGGTGTGGATCGTCTTTCACTGGGTTGTCAGTGAACAAGGATTTGAATGGCACAGGTCGAATACGACGCCAAGTTCCCCAATCGGTTGACTTTACATCCAAGAAATGGTTCGCCATGATTACACAGTTGATCTGTGGGACGAATTCAATCAAGTTTCCATACAATGGTCTACATGACATCTTATCCGTACCACTGGTGATCTGTTTCATCGGACCTTCGTTGAGCTTATCGCCTTCTTTTGGTTCTGCTGCAACTGCGAACCGCGCACCAATTGTATTGTATAGTTCCGAAGATGTTCCGCCCATTTTGGTTCTTTCTTGTGTAAAGAACTTGATGTCCAACTCCACCGCATATTCACCCAACATCTTTTGTATGAGTGTGACCAATATTGATTTTCCGTTTTGACCAATACCGGTATAGTAATGCAAGCACTGATTCAATGCGGTATCACCGATCAAGATTGAACTCAAATGATCCCACATATACTCACAAAGTTCGTCTTCAGGAAACAAATTGTGCATGTACTGAGTGATTTCATCCATTGTTTGTTGGTGCTTGGATGGATCCAATTTCACGTAATCAATTCCGGTACATTTTGTGATATAATCCTCCGGATTACCGGGTCGGAACGTCTGTTCTTTGAAGTCAATCACACCGTTATTAAAACATAGCTTGTATTTGTCTTGATCAATCTT